GTCCGGTCCCGCGGGTTTTTTTTTTATTTTTTTTTTTTTTTATTACTTAGAGAGACACTAATAAACGTCTATATCTTCTCTAAACTTATCCCACTCAGTAGTAGCAGACGCACTATATCTACCGAATGGAGGAGAAAAATCACAATAATCACGATCCAATACATGTAAACTCAACAAATATTCTTGCGAAGGAAAACCTCTTAACAATTGGTCCATAGTTATACCAGCCTTACGAACCATACGTTGAATATCTTTAGCATTTTCAACATTCTGGACAAACGCTATACGTAACTCACTCATATTCCTGAAACCACCTTGCTGACACAAAAAAGAGAAAAACTCTTTACATATATCATACGCTGTCGTATTAGTACCCATCGTATCATAAACTATTCCAATACACGACATAGCATAGGCAGCATAAGTTTCACGAGGTGAATTACCCCATGCTAACTTGGGTAAAATATCCTCTAAGCGCTTATAAGGCAATACGGGTGGAAGAGCATCACCCCACTCTTTCGGAGTCTTAATAAAATAACGTTTCAAAAACGCTGGACCTTTAACCTTTAAGCCTCCAAAATCATTAGGTACGCTAAACAACGAATCTCGAACATGAATTCGATAAATTTTCATATTCCAATTTGTAGCTACCCAAGAAGCAAAATCCTCTTCATTCAAAATATCAGCCAAACTTTCCAATATAGCCAATATATGATCATCACCAAACACAGGAAACTCAATTTTCTTATCCTGAAATGCCTGTTCCAACTCAGCAGCTCGCTCAGGATATTTGGCAAAAACATACTCAAAGTAAGTCCACCACAGTAGACCAACAATCCATGAATTACCATGAGATGTCTCAAACGCTCCAGACGGCATAACTCCGATTATTATCTTCCATACCCGCGCAAACAAATGCACAAGCTTCACCGATAAATTCTCAGTAGCTATACCCAATAAATGGAGAAACAATTCAAAATGAGGAGAATTAGGGTCATAATAAACTAATGCCTGAGAAGAATATAATTCCAAAAGTATTCTATTTTCAGTAGTATCTAACCCTTTGAAATCTCCATCACTATAAACCATATCATTCGTAAAAGCATTTAACTGCTCAGCCAATACAAACGCCCCCCCATGCCACCATTTTAAACCAATTTTAATCATTCGTCCTCGCTCAAACATCTGGCGATCTTTCATAACTAAACTTGCGAAAATGTACTGAACAATGTTCGGAATAAAAAATTCACGGCATTTACGAAACGTGGAATCCCTATCTTCTTGATTAATTGAATCATCATTAAGAATTTCATGTTTTAAACATATACAGCACGCTTTTTCCAATAGCTGTATATCCCCAGTACGAAAGAAAGTCTGTATCATAACCAACACACGCAATTTTGCAGCCTTCTCCT